TTTTTATATGTTTAACTTCAGGAGAATCTAAACTCTCCTGAGTTGAATACTCCTCTAAGACTTCTGGACAAGTGGTTGTGCCGTCAAGTCGGCACTCCTCAATTTCACCTACACAATTAGGACAGACTTCAACACAAGTGCCGTCTGGGGTGAAATCGTAAATTAGCTTTTCATTCATGCAACCTCCTTTTCCTTTTTTTCTTCTTCTAATAAAGTTTCATAAAGCCCTCCCATCATTTGATGGAAGTAAGTATTATCTTTATACTTTTCTGATCGTAAAATGTAATAAATTAATCTGTGCCAAGCATCTTGAAATTCTTTAGATGTATATTTCATATTCTCTCCTTATTTACATACATTGATTGTTCAATTACATACATTGACTGAATCGTCATATATATGAATAAAATAAAAAATTCTGAAAAAATTTCAGAAAATTTTAAAAAAATTAATCCGCCCAGGGGCAAACGCCCCCAGCGGATCCTGATATTAAAACCTGAAGCTAAACAGGTTTAATTCGTTGTACAGCTCCTGCTGTTCTATATGATCAGCAAATTGCATATCATCCACATAGAACACACAATTTATATCAATAGTGCCGTCTTTGCATCTGGGAGCACCAACCCAGCGTTGATTCATCACCCAATAGCTTGTGCCGTCTTTTTCTCTCTCATAGACAAGCTGACCAGCTACAGAAGCGTGAAGCTCTGCTCTTGTGTTTGTCATACAACCTCATTATATGATTAGGTTAATATTAACGGCTTCCTGTAGCCGTCTGGTGAAACCAATTTCCACCTGACAAACCCCAGTTTTAAAACTAGGGTTTGATACTGGAAACTAATTTTTTTTATTTGCAATATATTCAAAATCAAATTGAAACTCTTGCTCTATAAAAT